CTGGTTCAGAATGGTAAGGTTGTGGAACTATTCTCATTAAGAGTGGACCCACGTAATTACGATAACCCTGCACTTTATTACAAGGATGCCGTGGTTGGTGAGTTTCTCAGGAAATTTGCCGATCATGACACCGGTATGGACCTCAAGTCCGACGCAATAGAGGGTTTCTTATCCTCCGAGCGCCGTAATAAGGCCACTAATGTCTACCTGAAACACTTGCGCTGCAACAACGGTTCTTACACCGCCTGCGACGTACGTATGATCGACTTCCTGTCGGCCGTGCGAGAAAAGGTGTCTTCTCTCATGGGACCGCTACCCCGTGATTTGGTGGGCAGATTTGGTAAGGGCTCTACGTTCGCGGACATAGGCAAGTACATCACTGTACCTGATAAAATGTCCTCAAGACCAACTATTACAAAAGGCTCCGTGGATTTCCTGTCCTTTTGGCAGGCGACCTCATGGTTTAAAAGTCTTTGTACATCCTTTCCTGAACACTCACGGCCCGAAGTCGTCCGAGGAAACCGATTCATTTCGGTACCTAAGGACGCGCTCAAGGAACGTGGGATCTGCATTGAGGCTGGACTCAACGTCTATTTTCAACTCGCAGTAGGTAGCCATTGGAAGGAGCAACTGAAGAAACACTTCAGGTATGACCTTTTCAGTGCACAAGACAGGCATCGATCCATGGCGCGCGAGGCGTCACTCACCGGGAGGTGGGCAACGGTCGATTTAAGGAATGCTAGTGACCTCTTTAGTTACGAACTGGTAAGGGCTGTTTGCCCCCAACAGTGGTTTGACGTGTTAGACAGCCTTCGGGCACACTACACAGAGGTTAGTGGGAAGTGGCACCGCCTAGAGAAGTTTAGTAGCATGGGCAACGGCTTTACGTTCGAGCTGATGACGATTATCCTAACAGCCATTCTATATGTGCTGGGGGAAGGTCGTTATGCTCTGCGTGGGTCCGAGGTCCGTGTGAATAACGAAATCTACAAGTACTCTTTCGAGAACCGCGGAGTTCGAGTAGAGGCTGATGGCGACATCAGTGTGTTCGGGGACGACATAATCTGTCCACCCGACATTGCTTCGGTTCTACTTAAATGCCTTCCTGCGTTGGGCCTCGAGGCCAACGAAAAGAAAACCTTCCTTTCTGGTGGGTTTCGGGAATCTTGCGGTGGGGACTACTTTCTAGGAGAGGACGTTCGCGCCTTCAACTTAGAGAAAGACCCTTATGAAAACAACGCAAGTATCATCGGATTCGCAAACGCTGTTCGTCACCTGGGCCGTCAACACCGTAACGGTGTTGCTGGTTTTGGCGATTATGGGCGTACTTGGAGGAGCATTTGTAATGCTTTACCGAGCGATATCCGTAGGCTACGGGGTCCCGAGCATCTCGGCGACCTCGTCATACACGACTCCGAGTCCGTCTGGAACAAGCAATCCGCGACGAGGCGTAGAACGCCAGATCAACGAACGTTTGTCCGAGGATGGGTCCCGGTCTTCAGAAGACTAAGACTCACCTTATGGCACCCGGAGACGCAACTAGCAAGCGCGCTGTACGGCGTCCCAAGCAGCGGCGTCGTCCCTCGGAAGGGGGGCGAAGACGTCGTAATGGGATACCGGAAACGCTGGTTGGCGGTCGGTTGGTAACCGACCGGGGTCTTAACTGACCTCTTTTCCTGCTATGCAGTGGAGCCCCGTTCGGGGTGTAGGCTACCAAGCCAAAGTGAA